TCTTTAGTTGCTCCGATATATTGCCACTTATGCGGCCTAATTGCGCTTAGGTTGCTTTCTGTTTTAAAGTCGATAATATAACCGCCATCAATATCAATACACCAATAATAATGGCTTTTAGGGTTTGCTTTTTTTATCCTATCGCTTGCAGGTTTATCCAATCCACGCTTTACTATTGTTTCATCCCATAGCTTCCAATTTAAACGCTCTAACAAGCCCTTAGAAAGTATGCGACCAACTGCTAAGGGTTCTAAGTATCTCTTATGTGTTACATCGTAACCCTGAGAATAATAAAGGCTTTGTTTGTAGTTGTAAAAAATGTCATAAGGTGCAATATGCTCAAACCCTTCGTTCATATACTTTAGGCAATAAGCAAAAGCGGGAATGCTTATAATATCATCCGAACCCAAAAATAAATAATAGTCTGCGTTAGTATCTTTTGCTCTCTCTAATCTGTATTGTGCTTTAGCCCCTATTGGTAGGTTCTGATAATAGGAATAAGTAAAACCGTGTTTAGTTGCAGCACGTTTACAGATAGGAGTTGAACCAACTACCACCACATTAAACTCAATATCCTTAAAATGGTTTATTAGTTTTTTTACGTTACAAGCATAAATATCAAACACCTTCTCACGCTTATACATTATGGTAGTTATGGTTACCTTCATTTCAAAAGTTTAGCAGGTACACCGCCCCAAGTTCTATTTGGCTCGTTTATATCCTTGTTCACAAAACTTTTACTTGCAATAACGCTATAAGGCGCAACAGTTACCCCATGATGAAAAGTAACATTTGTTCCTACAAATACATTATAACTTAATTGTGCGCCCCCTATTTTGTTGCCTTGAGTATCTAAGTTAGCAAACATAGTTTGTGGGCTTAAAAAACAATTATCACCGATAAAAGAACCACGAGCTATAACGCAATTATTGCGAATAGTTACATTATTGCCAATAGTTGAGCCACCTGTAAAGGTGCAACCGCTATCAATGTAGCAGTTCTCGCCAATTGTAACATTTGCTCTTATTTCAATATTTCGTTTTAGCTTAGTCCCTTCGCCTATTCTCACCGTGTGGTGTATGTAGTTATTATAAGCTAACCTTTGCCACGTTCTAAACCAATATGTGTTAATGTTGCTCATTTATCCTTTCTATTAGTTGAATACTCTTTTTTGCTTCTGTAATATCAAAGCCCTTGCCTTCTAAAATTCGCTTATAGCTTAGGGTGTGCGCATCTGTAAAACCTTTTGTAAGGTCTAACACCATACCATCAACTTTAAACTCTCTAACAGGCTGTTTTGCATCTTCAAAAGATGTACTTAGTGAGTAGTAAGCTATACTTTTTCTAAAGTAAATAACGCCATCTGAAACATCATAAACATCACCCCAAATGTGGGTTAATAAATCAAAAAGATGAATACCAATGTTAAAGAGTTTGCCCCCGCTTTTGTTTACGTCACCTTTCCAACTTTTCGTGTACCAATCGCCGCGCGGGGTGTGGTAAGTTACTTCTATTTTATTGCCATTGCTTAAAGATGCGTATTCCTTCAATAGCTCTACCATAGGATTAAGCCTAAGCTGCAAAATACAATTAATGCTAACCCCTTTTAAATTGGCTAATGCTTTTAATTCGTCTATTTGGTGCGATTGTAAAACCACAGGCTTTTCACAAATCACATTACAACCTTTTTTAATTGCTTCCTTTATATGGTCATAGTGTAAGAAGTTAGGAGTGCAAATACTTACATAATCGGGCTTAGTTGTTAGCTTAGTAGAGTATTTACAGTTAGGGAAATATCGGTCTATAATCCCTACCGAATCATTAACATCTACTATTTCTATTAACTCACAGCCGTTAGCTTTAATAGCTTCAATGTGTTTAGGGGCTATGTAACCACCTGCCCCTATTAATGCGAATGTTTTACTCATTTAGTAATTTGTTTTTGATATTAATCCAAACTGTAGGTTAAAGCATAGCCAATTTACTTCTCTATATTTATGCCAAAAACGCTCTTTTGTGAAAGTTGGGTCATTGGTATCCATTCTAACCGTACAAGGCTTTAATCTAAAATAGGGAAATATATCTATTTTACGTGTAATATAAACCCTTATTAAAAAAGGAATAGGTAAAAAGCTCAGGTAAACTGAGCCTTTAAAATCATACATAAAAAACTGCTTCATAGTTAAATGAATTAAGCGTTACCAACTATAACGCCTGTTTCAGTAAAATCAATTACAAAATCTTGCAAAAGCATATCATTCCCTAAATCATCACCTTCGTAATTTTCAATAAATTTAATCATCGCGTTAACATCACCTTGTAAAATTACTTGTGCTTGGTTTCCGTTTGATAAGTTGCAATAAATTGTTAATGTGTTGTTCATCTTTTTACTTTTTGTTTGTTTGATGAATCAAAAGTAAAACAACATTTCACACCTAAGCAATGATTTCGATGAACTGCTTAATAGCTTCGATTAATAGTTCCTTTCGTCCTTTGTTTGATACACCAAAGTACATCGGCAGTTGCAAACATTCTTTGCACTCCCCCAAGTATCGCCTGGGTATCTCATTTGTTCACCACCTACAATAAAAGCCCCTTGCATTGGAGCTACTTGCCTATCCGCTGTAATATGTGCCTGCCTTGTTCTACCATCAATAAAAGCTAACCAAACCTTGTCTAAATCTTCGCCTAAACTTTCAGCCCCTATAAAGCTTGCATAGTTAGCCATTGTAAGGCTTTCTGTACGTGCTATTAGTTCAGGTCTAAAAGCCGTCATTATTCGCCATTCTTGGTTCACACTTGCATTAATGGCTGCCTTTATTTGTGGTATGCTTTGTCCTTCGTTTACGCCTGTCGTAACCGCTTCATTAATAGCTTTTCTTGCTACGTCTTGGCTTGTTTGTGTTACGCTAATTACACGGCTTGCAACTTCGTTATCTACAAACTCAGACATTTGCAGCCAATACAAATCATCTTCGTTTACTATTTCTTTTAGATTGAATCTATAAGGGCTATTCTTTTGTAACGCTCTAATTGTGCCGTTGTAGTATTTCTGCCCTTGCTTAGTGTAAAGCTCTTTGTAAAGCTTTCGTGTATCGCTTGTATTGATGTACTTTGGTATTTCGTCAAGTATGCTTATAGGTGTTGAGCTTTGCTTAACGGCATTTAGTAGGCTTCGATTTTGTTGTGCGAATAGCTTTTTAATTGACCTTACCCATGTGCGCTCATCTCTTTGGCGTTTATCGTCAAACTCTCGACCGCTTAACTCTTGCTTTGTTGTTAGGTTGGGCATAATGCGAAGTTAATTAAAAAAGCCCCATATCACTACGGGGCACACCTTAAACGTCTTTAAGGCTTCTTTATAATCTTTATTTTTCTACCTGTTAATTCTTCATTAAACCAAAGCCTATCTACTACAATTATTCTTTCACCTTCTTCATAGGTTTTTATTTTACACCCTTCAACATCTTCTATTAATGTAGTGAGTTCAAATTGCCCCCTACCATCGTTTTTAAGGTTATTGTTTAAAACCTTGTAGCGGTGAAACATACCTTTAAACTTAGGTATTGTAACATCTATTATTGTGCCAACTAACATAAAATTATTATTGGCTCTGTATTTTGAATAGACACGAATGCCGAACCTGCCCAATATTCGTACAAAGAACGGTTTTTTTGCAATTCAGCCTTAGCTGTATCAACTGTCTTAAATTTTTTAAGTATTGCTTTGCCCGCAACTATTGCGAATTTGTTACCCTTATTTGAAACCTTAGCGATGTTTAGAGTGTTTGTCATTGTTGTAGTCATCTTTTTGTTTGTTTGTTTGATGATTCAAATGTATTACACCAAAACGAACTACTAAACTATTTTAGACGAACTGCGCCATAGCTTCGATGAATTGCTTAATAATCAGGATAACGCTTATTAATATCTTCACTATCAAAGCCATCATCAAAAGGCAATAGGTTACTTGGTATAGTGTACTTAGGGAATGTTTCGTCTACATCTACTTCCATAATGGCCTGCTTTTCTTGATTAGATAGCCAATAAGCCTTACTAAGCCATTCAACTTGCTTTGCCCTATCTACTTGCAATACTTGAATATTTGACGTATCAGCTTTAAAGTATAAGGTTTCGTCATAAGGTTGAACAACCCTTCTGTTAATCTCCGCAATGTACTTATTGAGTGCAGGTAGTATTGCATCGGTGTAAGCACTCTTTTTAGCTTCGTTTACGTTGTTGTATGTGCTGCTTTTATCGTCATTAAACAACTGCGAAGGCAAGTTGTACAACATACAAATATCATTTCGGCTTAAATCGTGTTGCTCAATTAGTTGCATACTTCGAGCATCTAAGCCTAACTGTTGCCATTTTAACGCCATGTTAGAGTAGGCTATTTTACCCGCGTTATTTGAACCCATTACCTTCTGCCTAATCTTATTTTCAAGGGTTCGCGCTTGTTGCTCTGTTAGGTTGCCCATATTCTCAGGGCTTAATATCCCTAATGCGCCCATGTTTTGATTTTGGTTAGTAATAGCGTTTAGGTTTGCATTACTCGCATTTAAAGCCATTAAACCTGCTCTAAGTGGGCTTTGTCCGTATAAGGTTTCACCATTAACCCACTCATAATTAGGTTGCTTTACGTGTATTATCTCATCGGGTGAATATTTAGTTACAACGGTCGCAGGGCTAAAGGTTAAGTCATAGCTTTTTATTGGCTCAGTTGCACCGCTACCACTTTGTATCTCGATGTATTGTGAAGGTAAAACATAAAGCTCCTTTGTTAGCCCTTTGTTTAACCCATTTTCTAATGTTACCTTGTAATTATATGTGTTGCCCGTGATTAAATAATAGCCAATACTTTGCTCTACAAAATCTGGCCAATCTTGTAAATTATTAGGCTGCTTTAATAAATCTAATAAAGGGCTGTTTGTTATTTCTTCTTCTTCACCATTAGCATTATATCGGCACAACTTCCACGGAATATCAGCCGCCTTAGAACTAATATATTTCACGCACGAATAAACAAAGATGTTTTTATTATAGCCATTTTTTACATAACTCTCATAGCTATCGGGTAAAGGCACGGGGCTATTTTTAGCTCTCCATTGGTAAAGGGTATCATAAAACTGCTTATCTAAAGCAACGTCATTTTTGATGTTTAACCCTAATATATTTAGAGCTTGTTTTTGTAGCCAATTCATATTACAAAGAAGTCATTATTATCTAAAAAATGCTCTACTAATCCTGTTAGTGCATCGGGTGCATCATCATGTTTATTTTTACCTTCACGGGTGTACGTGCGTAAAGCTAACATAAATTCATTATTCAAATCTTTACAAAAATAACAATTTAAAGACACGTTTGAAGAGTTGGTTTGTATCCGTGTTTTCTTATTAGCGCTTTGGTGATAGGTGGTTATATTAGTTTTACGCCAATTAACATCGCTTAAAATACGCTGCACACTACGAGCAAAGCCACGACCACCGTTATTACTTTCTATAATAGCCCTGTTTACATTGTTGTTTATTATTAATTGAGCTACTAAACTTTCTGTTATTTCTTGTGGCTCTTTGGTGTAAACCACATCTGTAATATAAAGGCTTGTATTAGTTTTAACGGCTGTAACAGCGCAAAGGTAATCTTCACCCGTGTCGGCTGTATCGCAATACATAACCGCTTCACCTTGTGGTAAGTCTTGATATTCTTGAAGGTTGGTGTATAAACGCCCTGTTAACGTGTCTAACCAACTACCCAACATCACATGGACATAAAGCTCGTAATCGTGCGCCTTCATTTGTTCAGCACGTTTAATAAAGCTCTCATGTAGATTAGTTTTATTATCTAAATATGTTGAGTGAATATAAGTTACATCGCCTTTAACACCATTATAATTTTCATCAACATTAGCATCTAAAAAGAACCGCTTATAAATCCAATGCTCACGCAAAGCAGGGTTAAGTATTAGAATAACCCTATTTTGTATGTTTTTTTCTCTAACACTTAAATCAATCTTATCAAATACATCGGGGCTATCTAACTCTTCAGCTTCATCTAATACCCAAGTTGTAACACCTTGCAAAGATTTTAGATTCGCCGTTTGGTTACCGCTACTTGTTTTAATTCCGCTAAATATAATTTCAGAACCGCTTGCAATGTTCTTTATTGAGTTATTAGTAACATCGAAAACATTATTATGGCCTTGCACTTCTATTTTTTCTACAAACTCAGGTATAATAGATTTTGAAGCAGCCGTTAATGTGTAACGTGTAAATAATACTTTGTGGCCTTGCTGAAATAATAAGTTCTCAATAAAAGTACCTACTGCATAGCTCTTTCCACTTCCCCTGCCACCTGTTACAATGAAGTAACGTGTATCATTACGCCAAAGGGGCTGAAACTTCTTATTAAGCTTCATCTACCCACTCAATAGGTTTAACGTCTAAGAAACTAACGTCAAGGCTTTTTTGCTCTTTTGGTTTTCCTAATAAATGCTCTGCAAAGAATTTCTTACCTTCCTTTTCAGTTGCAAAGTCTTTAAGGAACTCATTAACCGCTTCTTCGTCTTTATCTTGTGAGTATATTTCTCTTAACGCTCGCGTAATTCTTTCAATGGCTAAATCTTCTTTAACCTTTGGTGGCCTTCCACCTTTGTTGCCTTTTGTGCCTTTATTATTTTTACGCTTATCCAAATCAGTTTAAAATTAGTTAACTGAATATCAAAGGTAATAAAATAAAAAAAAGCCCCGTACATCACAGACATACAGGGCACAAACAAAACTCTATTAAAAAAACGTACTCAATCACTTGACATTATCATATTTTTGCGCTAACTTCTTGTTTTCTTTTATAAGTTGATTCTCTCTATGGTTAAAGCACTCTTTTAAATCGTAGTAGTATTTAGTTTCATAACCCAAAATCATATTAAAATATTCGTGCAATGATTTAAACGGGTTACGCCTTTTAAAATATTCAGCATAAGCCAAAGGGCAATTAATCTGAGCATAACCTAACACGCTTGTTCTTCTCATTGTGTTGGCTCGGCAAAACTCGATAGTATCCTTAATGTTTTTGATTTCTTCGGGTGCTAAGTGGCTATGGTGGTGTAAGGTTTTCATAGGTTTTAAAAACCACCTTTCAGTGTTATTCTAAAAGGTGGCTGCACAAGCATTAAAGGTTTTAAGGTTATAAAAAATTTAATTAATTACAAAAAATCTTTGATTAGCAATCCTATTAAAACTCCTAAAAAAACACATATATAAAATTCAAATGATTTTATGGAAATTAATTTATGGCTGTAATGTTTTTTACCTAATTCAAAGTAGTAAAGTTCTTTCTCTTTTATCTTCTCTTCAAAGAAATTAGTCAAAGCCCAATCAGGTGCTTGTTTATAAGGAAATTTAAGATGTGGAAAGTTTACTTTTAACTCTGTATATAGTTGGCTTTTTTTCTTTTTTAAATCCATTCTACTTTACCATTTGAGCATTCTATATAAACTTTACCTATTAAACCAAATTTGTTTTTTAATTCATGTGCTTTTTGTAACGCTTGATTAAATGAGTGGAAGCTGTTAAACTCCCACTCAAATATTTGATTCTTAATTTTATACAGGTGCATTTGAAACTTTATTTACGTTAAATACTTGCTTAATTAACTCTATTTCGCTTGCACCGTAAAACTTTATCATTGTTGCCCACTTACCACTTGTTTCGCCAAACTTTGACCATAAAACTTTACCGCCATTTGTTTTAGAGTGAAATTCGTTGATTTGGTTTTGTGTTGCTTCTGTTTCAATTACTAAATAATTCATTTTGTTTGTTTTTGATAAATCAAATGTAAGGCAAGATTTAAAGGCTGTGAACTTATTTCGATGAACTAAGCCTTTGTTTCGATGAACTGCTTAAACTTGATGTTAATCTCATTAAGGTTTTTAGACTTCCACAACTCTTTAGGTTTTCTGTAGTTGTCTATTCGCTTAAAAATGTAGTAGTAAGGGCTTTTGTATTCGATGCTAAGACTTTGTTTTCTCATAAGACCTACCACCGAAATACGCCGCTATAACGGTCATTAACACCAATTGCAATAAATCAATCCAATTGCTCTTAACATCAAAAGATATTACCCCTGCATCAATAAAAACAAGCAGGGTGGTACAAAACACCATGTACATCAATACAAGCGGTCTAACGTTTTTAGAAAGCCAACTATCGCTCTTCATGTCACTTTGCCAACGTGCTGTAATTTCTTTGTTGCTGTCTTGTTGCGCTTGTATCTTAATCTTTTCTATTTCCTGCAATCCTTGTTCGATTGTCATTCGGTTGTTTTGAACGTTGGTAATAACGTCTTTTGCACCGTCTGCAACTTTGCCTATTAAACCTTCGGCTATCCCTTGCGGAGTGAATCCTTTTATTAAGTCTTTAACACTACTCATTAAAAAACCAATTTTGAACATCAAAGTTAGGGCAAGTCTTTGTAACTCCTTCAAAATCACAATGGCCTAAGACGTTATTTGGCTCAATATCAAATTCAACTATTAAACGCATTACAAGTTCACGCATTGCCAATTTTTGCGCATCGGTTCTATTATCTACCCCTTTATAACCACCTACCCAACATATCCCTATTGAATCATGGTTATGCCCTGCAACGTGCGCCCCTGCTTTGTACATCGGTCTGCCTTTTTGTACATCACCATCAGAAGTAATTACATAGTGATAGCCTATATCGCTCCAACCACGCTCATTTACGTGCCATCTTCTAATATCATCAACATCTACGTTTTGATGGCTTGCGCTGCAATGAATAACTATTTTGTTAATCGCTCTCATTTAGCAAAGTTACTAAAAAGGGCAATCAAATGTTTTAGGTCTTTCAAATTCAATCTTTTTGTAAGGTGTAAATTTACCTTTTAGATTGTAGCCTATTATTCCATTTTTCAGCTTAGGCTTTAACTCTCTACCTGTTTTTATATTAAATACCTTTTTATCAGCTACTACATAATTATCAAAGCCTTTTATAAATAGCTTTATTTCTTTACTTGGAATATTAACAAACTGTTTCATAAGTAGTTAATAGGTTGTTTAGGTTTGTATATTATCTGTTACCCCACATTGTTTTTTAAAAAATGGTTAACATGTTTAGCATATTCCTTCGCTATCATCAGACAAGATTCAACACTAAGTTTA